AAAGCCATAAGTTATTGATTTTCAATTAGTTAGCATTTCAGCTAACAATTATTAGTTATTAAAAAAGGGTAGGCAGAATACTACCCACCCCTTTAAATGTTAATTTAATTTATTAGTCGTAAAGTACAACATCAGCACCAACACCGATTTGGCATCCTGCTGTATATCTCATTACTACTCTTACGTTCTGTGATCCGTCAATATCTGACATATCAATAACTTTAACTTCGTTTCTGTCGTTTAATAGACCTGTTCCGAAGAATAAGTTACTTGATCTTGCAGCAATTGCTTGGTTATCTCCAAAACCTGAAGATGGATAGATTCTTACACCATCAAAGAATAAGTTATCTAATGATTGGTTGTTACCTCTATTTTCGTAACCTGCTGCCCCTAAACCAGATGCACCGAAACCACCTAAAGCTCTAATGTAAGCTCTATAGATATTTTGTGATACATAAATAATTAGGTCATCAGCACCGTAAACTCCTGATGGAATAGCATCAACGATTTTACCTAATTCAGTAACTACGTTAGCTGCTGTAACAGTTCCTGCAGTAACATCATTTACAGTACCATCAGCAGTTGCTAAAGTTACAAAACCATCAAAGTTACCCTCTCCTGCTGATCCACCCCAGATAGAAGTTTCAGTTGCACTTGCAACCTCAGCAGCTACTCTTGCGATAACGAAATCAGAGAATAGTGGAGGAAGCTCTGAATAGGCGCTAAAACCCATAGCTGCAGCTTCCCAATCCGAATGTAGCTCTTTTTTACAAATCTGTAAGTTCACTTGTAATTCAGTTGGTGTTAATACTTTTTCAGTAAGTGTAAGACCTGAAGTCGTTGAATCGAAATCACAATCAGCACTTCTTACTAAATTTGAATAAGCTCCTACTTTCATAGCAGCTTTGTACTTAATGTTAGGTAGTATAGTAATAGCAGCATCATCTAAAGTTTTTGCTGTCAATAAAGATGCAGCAATATATTTACCTGCAAATTCTCCTGCATAACTACTACTTGTAATTGTTGGATTTGGCATTTTTCTTAATTTTAATTATTGGTTAATTTTTTCATTACTCTATCTAAAGCAGTTTCTTTTCTGTTTTGTCCGAACTTTACTTTAAATTCTTGTTTAGCTTCTGGATTGTGAGAAATAGGCTCTACAGCAGGAGTTTTGCTAAGTTCTTGTTTTACTTGCTCTTCTTCTTCTTTAACCTCCTTAATCTCGTTAATCATATCTTTAATTTCCTCAACCGCTGAATCAAATTCTTCTTTTGATACATATTTAGCTTCGATTATTTCTTCTTCTTCTTTTTCTTCTTCTTGAGCTTCTACTTCTTCTTCTGCTTCTGCTGACTTAATCTCTCCAATGATTCCCTCTTCGCTTACTACTAAGATTTGACCATCTTCCATTTGATATTCGCCTACAGGTACTGCTACTTTTTCATCTTCAGTAACAATAAAGATTTCGTTTCCTGCTTCAAAAGCCTCAGCTTCTAAAACTGTACCATTATCAAGTTTAGCTTGTGCTAACTCGACTTTTGATTCTTCTAATTGAGTTTCTTCTACTTGTTCTTCAATTTTTTCCTCTCCTAGAAAGGTTTTGATTTTGTTTAAGATTTCTGTTGATTTCATATTACTATAACGTGTTAAAATTTATATTTGCATTTTTGTCTAGTTTCCTTTTGGAGGCTTAGAGTCTTTGATGTTTACCTTAGCGTCTTGTAATTGTTTATTCGCTTCACTAATTGCAGTATCAATATCGTCATAACCTTTTACTGCCTCTGGTTTCACACCTAGTTCTGCTGCTGCTTGTTTTATTTTATTTTTTAAAACTGTACCATCTGGTTTTACATTTAAATTTGGTAAATGATTTTTTACAGCATCAGTTTTTTCTACTAAATCCTCAATAGCATTTCTTGCATTTACCCAAGATGCGTCCATAGCTTTATTCAAACCCTCGTTGTAATCTATTTCCTCAAAAACTTCATCTACGAATTTTTGTATATCATCTTTAAAACTTAATTGTACCTTATGTGTTGCAAAGTCTTGCTTTTGCTCTTTACTTATTTCGACTATCTTAGCCATTGTTTTTTTATTCATAATTTTATATTTTACCGATTCCTTGATTTATTATTTTACCCTTACAGCACTTTACTGAATAGGTTTCATCTTTACATAAACAACCTCTACGCCCACCTCTTGGACTTGTCTTACTTGGTGTTTCAAATTTTTTCATCTTCCTTGACCTCTGTATTGTTTTTTATATCCGTTTTGTCCTACACTCGCATTTTTGCTATGAGGATGGGATTTTCTTTTTGGTTTAACGTAAGAACTAACTATCTTTCTCGCCATCTTCTAATTTGTGTTTTTCACAAGGCATATACCAAGTCTTACCCTCAAACTCGTGTTCGTGATATTTATCACAGCCAATATCTTTAGCTGCTTGTATTGCTAACTCTTTTGTAGCGTATGCTAATCTATCATCTATTATAGCTAAGTCATCACTAACAATCATAGAAGCTAATTCTAACTCTCCTAATTCTTTTAATTTTGATCCTGCCCATCTTAGACCTGCTTTACCACCCCATAGTAAATATGAGATAGTGCCACACGCTTTAGAATCTCCCTCATCGTAATATTCTTCTGCTCTACTTAAATAAGAATACATTCTTTTGATAGTTTCTTTAGATATAGGTTTTCCTGCTGCTAATTGTGTAGCTCTTACTTTTCCTACTTGTGTAGCGCATTTATTGTTTACTTTTTTGTTTAGCTCTAAGCCTCTCTTAGCGTTGTTTTTTACTCCGTCAGGATAATCGCTATATGATTCGAGTTCTCTTCTCTTACCACCCTTTAAACGCTTGTCCTCTTTTACTATAGACCTTATATAAGAAAGCATCTCACTTGCTTCAGCTTCTTCTAAGTCAGCAAAGTCATTAACTGGCTCTTTAGGTCTTTCCATCTTGTCAGCGAAGTAACCCTCTATACTAAAACCTTTAACTTTACCTGTTTTGACAAAGTTGTTCCAGATTTCATCGTTGTTTACCTTAACTGCACCCATCCAAGTACCTACTGGTACATTTAAACCATACTTACGAGACTTATCGTGTACCTCATCTTCTACTAACCAAGACTCTACTAATGTTAGTCCGTTGATCGTATGTTGATGTTCTAATGTAGCTTTTGACTGATTGCCATTCATTAAGTAAAGCTGTGATGCTTTTTCTACTGTTTCTTTTGAGAAATATATGTAATATTCTTCTTCTCCCTTTCTACGATAGATAGGTTTGTTAGGAACAAGTAAAGCACCCATAAGAATACGCTTGTCGTTGTCTACCTCAGCAAGTTTAATCTCCTCGCTTTTTAGTGCTATAAAATCTTCTTCTATTGCAGGGTTTTCAACTACAGAAATAGCTTCTATACCTGTCAACTCATCATCTCCTAATATTAACTCAACGATTCTCATATATGTATAACGTATTAATTATATTTTTTGTTTATCCTAAACTCGCACTACTTACAATGTTTCTATCCATCTCCTGTGCTGTACTAACATCTCCTGAAACTACAAATGCTCTTACAGGTGCTTGACCACCTAATGCTTGAGCTAATTGATTTACACCACTAGCACCGACTGTACTAAATTGTGGTGGTAGTGATGAAGCAGAAACAGAGCTAATACTACTTGCTGTGCTTGCAGCAGTTGTATCTACTGACACACCACCTCCTGCGCCTAATCCTGAAGCTACGTTTTTACTTCTTCCTACTGCTGATGATATTGCTTTAATAATACCTGCTGCTTGTATGGCGTAAGAAATTAACATAGGTATATTTTGAGGAAAACCAATCTTTGCTGTTTGTGCTGTACCCTCTGCAACTGCTGCACTTGACCTAGTAGCAACTAAACTACTAAAGGTGATTGTCTTACGAGCTTCTTCTATCATTTCTTGAGCTGCTAATATTTGTTTGGCTATAAGCGCTGCTTTACCTGCTTTAGTCTCAGCACCGAATAAAGCGATAGCACCATCCACTGCTTGTCTTTTTGCATCTAAAACCCTTTGCTCGATATCTTCTTTCATTTTAGCTATTCTCTCAGCTCTAGCAACATCATCTTTATCAGCTTGTTCTTTGTCAGCTTTATCTTGTTTTTCTTTATCTTTTTTATCTTGTATAGCTTGGTCTTGCCTAGCTTTTAATGCTTCAAAAGTTTCTTTGCTAACATATCCTACTCCAGGTATAAAGAATTGATTATCTATTAAATCTTTTTCAAATGCTTTTTGTGCTAAAGATTTTGCCTTTACTTCCTCTTGAGCTGCTTCTGTTGATTTTTTAACTACCTCTGTTGATTTTTCGATAGACTTTGTTGTTTCATCAACTACTTCTGTTTGTTCTTTAATAGAATCGTTTAAGTTTCTTGTTACGCTTTCGGCTGCTAATGCTTCTTCGGTTAATTGCATATATTTTTCATTCAACATTGCTATAAACTTATCCTCTTTAGCAACATCCCTTTCAAATCTCAATCTTAGCTCTTCTGCACGGTTTATGTGATATTGATGCTGATTTTTTGCAGCTAGTGCCTCCGCCTTTTCTAATTTTTCTAAATCTCCTATTCTTTCTTTAATTTGTTTAGCTTCTTCCTCAGCTATTAAAGCAGCAAATGCGTCTGCCTTAGCTCTTTTTTGACTCGCTTCGATGTAAGGCTGAGTCATCTCTACTACTTTTTTTAAAGCATCCTCTTGGTCTAGCGTTACACCATTTAACCCTTTTACAGTTTCTGATAGTCTTGCTAATGCTTCAGTTCTAGCTTTTTCATCTGCTGTTACATCTAATACAACATTTCTTAAAGTTTCTAAACCTCTTGATGCGTTTGCAGCAGCTACTTCTGCTTCGCCTACAGTTTCATTAAACTTTTCTAGTCTTGGGTTTGTAATTCCTAAAGCAGCAGTTACTTTGTCAAAATTATTGATTAATGCACCTACAGCAATTACAGCAATACCAATACCTGTTGCAAGTAAAGCACCTTTTAACCCTTTAAGGCTTTTACCTGTAAGTCCTACTGCTTCCCCTGCGTCTTTAAAGGTTTGCGCCATACCACCAGTAAGCTGATTAAGAAGACCCATTGCACCACCATTCTCTGAAACTCTAGTTGTTAATTTTTCAGTTTGTTTTGTGGTTCCTTTCTCTTGTTTTTCTAATTTATTTAGACTTTGCGATACGTCATTTATATCTGCAACAGCTTCTTCAGCACCTACTGTTTTTAATTCTACCTCAACTACTTTCTTTGCCATTTTATTTCATTTTTAAATTGTTTCATACCCTCCTTAAATGATTCAGGTATTTTATATTTTCCTTTTGCTATTTTAATGTTTTCTGTTTCGCCTTTTGCATAAGGCAACATATCTAATATATTTTTTATCATTATGTTAATACGCTATTTGTATATGATACTTTTTTTACTATTAATTCTAATTCTGATTTGCCTGTCGTTAGGTCTGTTTGTATTGTGTTTATATAATACTCTTGTCCATTTATGACTATAGTATCATTTACACTATAGTTTAGAATAAAACTTACAGGTAGCTGAGCTGACATTTTTATAATCCTACCATTCTGATTATATGTTTGCACAATATATTGCTGATAAAATCTACTGAATAAACTATTGCTATTTATATTCCCATTAAACTCATCATATTCAGCTCCAAAGTTAAGTGTGTGGTTTTCATCACTAGACACATTAGAGGGAGCATTGTAAGAAGTATAATTTGATGAGGTTACTGTATAACTACTCGAATCTACCACTCTATTAAAAAATATATATGGTTTACCTAAAGTTGTTTTACTGTCTGCATCTACCCACCAAGACTCAATATTATTTGTTTCGTTTCCGTGATCATCTACTAAATTAATTAAGACACTTCTCTCAAAAGGAACATCTAAATTGAATGCTTGACCATCATATTTTTCAGGAGCAGAGTATCTTAAATCTCCAAATACTTGAGCATAATTATTAATAAACCTTAAACTTGTTTGGGTAACAGGATCAGAATATTTAAAGTTTATTTGATTATAAGGAACAGGTCTATCTATAGTGCTTTGTGTTATATCAACGTATCTTGTTATATCTCTTGACACTCCCAAAGTCATATAGTCATCAAATGTCTGTACATATATTTGTGAGCTACCTTTTCTTGTGTAAGCAACTAAATTAAACATCTTAAATAAGCCTGTTAAAAAGTCTAATACTTTCATCTTAGGTAGATAGTCCTGTATGAAAATCATATAAGCTAATTGAAAAGCATTGTTACCATAGTAGTGTTGTGTTGTTACACCATTGACAGTTTTATCTATTTGCAAACCAAAGTTAGCTAAGGTGTTTAAAGCTGTAAAAGATATAGCTTGACTTGTGTTGTTGTTAAACCTTATTTCAGGATCAAATACTCTAGCTGATAGATTACCACTTGTTAAACCTTGAAATCTAACCACCATAGCAGTAGTCGTTGTTTGCCTGTTTTGTACCCCTAGCAATTCGTTTGTTGTTTTGTCTCTAGAAATTATTTCTATTGGAACGTTTGCTGCACTAGCTATAAATCTAAATCTAAGAGTAAAAGACTCTCCCTCGTTTATTGTAAGTTTACCCCCAGACAATACATCGCCTGATCCACCTAAATAAGAATAATCATTTAAAGTTTGCTTTACACCTAAAGATGTGTAGTTAATACCAAAATATTTTGTAGTTTCATCTAGAGCAGTATAAGGTGTTTTTTCTCTATGTAACCAAAGATATAACTCATCAAACATATCACTACCAAAGAATGTCTTAATACTACCCTCATCTGTCATATTGAAATCTATATCATATTGGGTTTCAATGGCTTCTATAACTCTTTTTAGTTTGATAGCAGGTTTTAAGTCTTTTCTTAAGACTGTCCAATTTACATTTTTAAGTTCGTTAGTGCTTGGTGTATCATAAGTATAATACTTTTCTAAGCTAATTAAAGGCACTACTATATTACGATTACCTGTATTTGTTGCATCTACTCCTGTGCTTTGTAAACCTACTCTAAACGCTTGCTTCACATCTGCTGTTACTGTATCGCTTTTTATATCATATGTAGACAAAGGATTTAATGCGCTTAAATCTTCATCAGCAAATAATTCTTTTAAGCTATTAGGCTCTCCAAAGAAAACAACCTTATATGTATGAGGTTTGTTGTCTTTCATACTAACTCCATCCAATCTTAATTTGCCTGATTTAAAAGGAGTGTGGTTTATCTCGATTCTTGCATCAACCTGAAATCTGGCATCAAAGCCTCCTGTGATGTCAAAGTTGTAATAATGTTTAAATAGTTTGTTGTTTGTTGAGGATGCAGGTAAATTAAATTGCTTAGAGAAAGGTGTAAATACTACACTTATATCTTGAACATTTTGTATCGAATCTGTAATACTAATTGTTTCATCTTGGAATAAATCAACTCTAGTATCTTGTATATATAATTGTACCTCACGCCTCATACTATGTTATTGATAATGTCGTTAGCATCTTCTACCTCTAATGTGTATTGTATTAACTTATCGTTTAATGATGTCTTTTTCTGTAAAGTGCTTGTTGCTACTGTAACAGGATGCCATTTAGAATCAACGTATATCCACACATACTCGCTTAACATAATATCTTCTATGACTGCGTTGTAAGCCTCAGCTAAGTAGTCTGTGTTTAGTGTAAAACGCTTCTTACCTGTTTTGTTAAATGTTTGTGTTTGATGTGATTTGGCATCGTAGTTAGATGAGGAATAAGTAAATATGTTTCTTTTAAATGTTTCGCTTCTTGTGTTTACGTTTTCTACTGACTTTAAAAAGAAATATTGATCTTGTGGTACACCATTCTTATTTATAAATCGCATTTGTATTGGACTATATTTAGCACTACATACTCTTTCTATTGTCCAAGTATAATTACCTGATGTTGCTGCTACGCTTGTTGCTGTCGTACTTATAGTAGCTTTAGTAGCTGTGCCAGAGTTCATATCCCAAGCAAAACCTGCTGTATTTTCAGGTAAGTATATAATTCTTGACTCTCCTGTGTTTGTTAACTCATAATCATCAGGATCGAAGTCTTGATTTACACCATCCCAAAATTCTGAATATCCGTAATAACCTGTATGTGTTACTGCACTTTGAGCTGTGGCTGTACCTCCACCATCTACTGCTGTATAAGTAGTTATAACGTAAGATATAGAAACTGTATCTAAGTTGTTGTAGTTAGCGACAAAATAATCTTTACATAATGTAGCTATTTCAAATACTGTTCTATTGCTTGTAGCGTTCTTCAGTATTGTGTAACGTAATGTACCATCTATCGTTAGTGCCATTTGTGCTGATAGATGACCTGCTGTAGTAACTGTAACAAAATATGGACTTCTCAATAATATATTAGCCATCTTCTAAAATTAAATTTTCTAAATCTATTCCGAACTTCTCCTGTAAATCTTCTGGCAATTTTTCAAACGCAGCTTCAAAAGGTTTAGTAAAAAACATACTCGGTTTTATACCATATTGAAATACACTTCTTGCAATCAAATATTGCATACTTTTACGAGGTATAAACTTACCCTCTTTATCTCTTACGCCTTTTAATCCTTTACGAACTACCCAACCACTAAAAGCACTAGAGGGAGGCATCTTTCTTTTATAACTAAAAGGAGTATTGTATTTCTTTTTAGTACCACTTACACCTTGATCTTGAAACTTACCATAATCAGCCATTTCAAATATTACGTTAATAGCATTTACATTTGATGTTATTTTATACCGCAAACTATTATACAATTCCTTAGAAGTGTTTTTCTTTTGTTTGCTTAGATTGCTTCTTGATTGTTGTATAACATATTTAGCAAACTTATTAAGAGCTTGTTGTGTTTCTTTTAGTTGCATACGTTTATATCATTTGCGATTAGTACATTAAAGGTACAAGCTACACCTGCTAATTTGTTTTCAAACCTTTCATAAAAAAACTCACAAGATGCATCTCCATCTAACTGATATTTGTTTTTGTATAATGTACCCTTACTTAACAATCCTACTAATTTGTTTGCTACAGCTAATTGTGTGTTAAGAATGTCTTGCTCATTATTATTACCTCTAAAGACATCTGTAGTTTCTTCCTTTGACTGATCTACAATGTCCATACACATAACTGTAATGTTAAAGTTGAGGACTTGTTCTTGTATTGCGACTGTGTTTACCATTATATGACTTAAAGGAAAGATTGTTTGTTTAGATAAGTCTATATCAAAGATGTCTCCTGTTGTAACAGTATTGACATTCTCATCATTCAAGAGGTTAGTCTTAATGGTGTCTGTAATTTGATAATATCCTCTTACTCCTTGATTGCTCATCTTCTTATTTTACTTTTAATATGTTTAGCTTCTAGCTCTGCTTTGTCTTTTATAAAACTTAAAGCATACAAACATTCGTGTACGTTTAGTTTAGTGATATCTTTAAGTCTTGTAATATCTCCGTTAGCGAGGCTGAAAATTGATTGATACCAGCCCCATTTTTTGCTAAAGTTTCCTGTTGCGCTAAGGTCATCTCCTCCTCCTGTAAATAACTCAGCATAACTTGAGACAAGTCTATCCCTAAATGATAAAAAAAAAGTATGGAACTTAATACAGCATCCATTGGCATATCTTTCATTATATCATTATCCTCAGCGATATAGTCTTCTATTAAATACTTTTCTTTATGAGTTTGTTTAACTGGTCTATAAAGAACAGCCATTGCTTTATGTATGTTTTCGAAATCTCCTATGTATGTATCAAGATCAACATATTCTCCAAAGGTCATATCTTCTAGCATAGGAATAAAACCATATTCTATGTTGTTCATTTTAAACTTCTTTACTAAAAGTGGTTTTTCATTAAACATATCAACTAAGACTTCTGTAATATCTTTTATGCTTTTAGCCCTCATCGCTAATATTGTATCGCCTTTTAGTCCACAGAATATCTCTATCATTTTAATAGCTAAGAAGTTCTCATCTTCGTTATTATCCTGTATCTTTAAATACTTTTGGTATTGACCTAGTGTTATTTCATCTAACGAGTTAGGTACGATTACTTCTTTTCTCATATATATATAACGTAAAAAATAAAAGTTTTAGAAACTATCTAATTGCGTATTGTCCTCTGTTTGGATTCTTTAACTGCATCATTAAAGCGTATCGAGCTGCATCTATACAGTCAGGGTGTACACCTGTAGGTTTCTGTAGATTGTTACCCTCTTTGTCTCTGTCCCATACATAGCCCTGTAGCTCCCTAATTAGATTCTTAGAATGGCTTGTAATATAGATTTCGTTTTGGTTGATTAGGTTAATACCATAGACTATAGAATCTCTACCCTTAGTTACAGGAAATATTTTATGTCCATAGTTTCTGAGTTCTTGTATCGACTTAGGCTCTGCACTATCTGCGTATATGTTTTCTCGTATCTCGTTAGACTTTATAAAATAGCTGAGGTCTCTATTTAACATTCCTTTGCGATAAAGCACCTCATCAAATATATAAGCATCATTCCATTTATATAGTCTTATAATCGTTGAGGGGTCTACTGAATATCCAAAGTCTAATCCTGAGCAAAGTAATCTAGCTTCATTTGGTATTTGGTCTATAGGTTTCCAATCAGGAATACATACACCCTCTAAACTACCTATCTGACCTAGTCCATATACTTTCCACCAATTCGCCCAATACGTTGAGGTCTTGCCTTTCTCTCTTGCTTTCTCTATTTCTTTGATTATTGATTCAGGTAGACTATCGTTGTCTTTGTATGTTAAGGTTATAAAGTTCGCATCTTGCTGACCTATTAGTTCTTTGTCTACCCAGAATAAATTAGCAGGATTGTAGTCAAGCCATATATTGCCTGATGTTCTAACTGCTAATTGTTGGTAAGAATCAAAGCTAACATTATTACACTCGTTTATAAATAAGTCTGTTCTTCTTGCTCCTCTTAGTTTGTCAGGTTGATCTGTGCTAAAGAACTCTATATAGCTGCCATTACTGAATTCGTATTTTAAGGTACTCTTGTTAAACTTTCTATCATCATACCTAGCTAACCCCTTTAAGATATTTAAGAAGTCTTTTAAAGCACCTCTACGTAAGTGTGGTATTGATTCAGCTACTATGCTTATTTCTTTCCCTTTGTTTCGGATTGCATAGTCTATAAGGATTGCTATGATTGCTATTGTCTTACCTGCTGATGATCCTCCTCTAATTATGCGAACTCTTTTATTAAGTTCTCTTAGTTTGTTAAGTGCTGAGGTTTTTGATACTTGCATTAATCAATAAATAAAGGTACATCCTCATTAACGTGAATGTCTTTAGTTTCTCTTGGTTTACCTGCTACATAATTGTAGTATAGTTGTACATATTTAAAGTCGCCTTTCTCTAAACCCTTTTTAAGAGCTTCAAATGCTAAAGGCTCAAGTGGTGTAAGTTTCTCTATTAGTTTTACTTCTTCTGTCTTTGGTTTTCTACCTGCTCCCTCTCTCTTACCACCATTAAGTTTACGTTTATCCATAATTGAAAAAGATTGATTAATCAATTATATAACGTTACTTTTCTTCTTTTTTGTCAAGCTGTTGTTTTATTACCTCAACACTCATATAGATTTGGCTTACTATATTCTCTAATCTTTTTATTCTTTGTATTGTGGTGTATTTCTTTAGCTTCATTCTGTTCCTGATATTATTTGGTCGTGTGGTAGTCTGTTACGATTGTATTGTTCTACTTTCCATTCAAGACTTTTTTTATAAGTTCCAAACTGTTCATCATAACCCTCCTCAAACTTATCTCCCTCTATTTCTTTTTGTAAGTGTGCTAATGCTCTCCAAGCTATTTTTGCTGAGTGTCTTACTCCGTCAATATCGTGTATTCCGTTTTCCATTAGGTGTCGCATAAGTGCATCAAGATCATCGCTACTCTTTTCTCTATCCCAATGTATCTCCTCGTCTGGGTGGTGTTGTTTACTTCCTATGTAGCTTACTCTTGCTACTTCGCATAGTGCATCTGGGAAATACTTTATAAGTCCTCTATACAAGGGTATCTCTTTTCTCTTTTGTTTGTTCTTTTCCATCTATATTTTTTAAGGGTAATTTGTCTACTATCTTTAATAGTCTCTTTAAGTCTTTTTCTTTTGTGTAGTCTACTATGTGGTTTATTAATGCTTTTCTTAATTTTGATTTGTTTCTTAGTCTAAGAAGTGCTATATCAAAATACTTATCTATTTTAGGATTATATCTTCTGTGCATCTCAAATGCTTTTAAACTATATATAGCTGTTGCGTGATCATAGTTCTTTCCGTTAGATTCATAAAAGTCTCTAATCTCTGTAAACTTCATATTACAATGATGCCTCAACATAAACGTTAGCAAAGACCTCATCTCTACATATTCTCTTTTCCTACTATTATCAAATACATCTATACCAGATATATCAATAATCTCTTTTGCTATTTTATTTGCTTCTTTCATATTTCAAATATTTTTTTGTTTTCTTTGTAGTTATAATAAATTAAAAATTGATTTTAAAGCAGAAGTAGGAACAGGACTTGCAGGAAAAGGGTAAAAGCCTCCGTCTGGTCTTATGTTAGTTGGAGGATAATTTTTAATAATAAAGTCTGTTTCTAAATAACCAATAGGAAACCAAAGGTCTAAATTTTCTCTAGCAAATAAACTAAATATTACCATATCATATTTTTTAAGCAAATTGAATTGACCTTTATTTATAAGTCTTCTGCCATACAATTCATCATCAGAAATTTCTTTCCTTAAAATTTTTTTAGCATAAACACTAGGCACTGTTTCTGTTTTTATATCAATTTTTTTATTTTTAATTAAAATATCATAATCATCTATATTTAAATAGTTATCACGGATATTATTCTTCCAATCTAATCCCAAAAATTTACAACAAGCAAACTCTCCAACAAATCCTAATTCATCCCTTTGTTGATAAGAAAGGTGGTCTACCTCAAAATGATGTTTTATATAAGAATCTCGTTTTTGTGATTCAATTATTGCTTGAGAACGCATATCTGATGTAATATTAATTCTTGGTATTTTTATCATCCTTTGTTTTTTTATAGAGTACCTTTTATGCAGTAACTATCTAAGTCTGCTCCGTTAATAAAAAATGTTTCAAATGTCTCTAATGCTCTGGTTACTTTTTCCATTCCTGAATTATAAAACTCCTCGCTTACATCATATATGCCAATGTCTAGTGAGCCTTTGTCTATAGCTGCAAATTGAAACTGATCATATGTTTTGTTAAATAATTCACAATATAAATATACTTGTACATCATATCCGTACTTCTTTGCAGCATAGGGAAATGCTTTTAAATCGCTTGTTGTTTTGAGATCGCATAATCGATACGAAGTGAGGATGTCGGCTTTTCCACGAAAAGGATAACCTTGCACCATACCTATGGCAGGTATTTCAAATTCGCAGTCTGTTATTAGTTTCAGTGCGTGTTCGTTTCTTAGAAAGGCATCTGCTAATCTTTCAGCATCTTTCTTTTGTTTCATAGTGTATACCTTTCCGTGTTCTTCTTTAGCTAACTTATAAGCCTTAGTGTTTTTAGATTGTACATCTACAAATATTTGTTTCTCAAATACATCTGGCTCTAAGATTGCCCAATGAAACAATGATCCTGCATCTAAAGCATTTGATTCTTGTGATCCGTATTCTGTAACATATTTGTATTTCTTAGGACTATCTAAGAGTAGTTTTATTGATGAGGAGCTTAATGCTGCTTTTCCTAAATAACCATAGTAGAACTCATCATCTTTCATAAGTTCTAGTATCTCATCGTGTCTAAATCGTTCTCCGTTTAAGAGTTGAATATCATCCATAGTAAAATAATTATTAAACCTAAGTAACTAAATGCTAAGGCTTTCATTTTGTTTTCGTAATCTTTCATTTTCTTGTTCTGCTTTTCTTGCTCTCTCTATAGCTCTGTTTCTTTGTAGTCTATAATCTAAGAGTGCTTTTTTATATAAGCGTATGTTGTTTGAATATTCTTGAAAGTAATAAACAACCCTTATTAATGACTCTGACATCTTCTCTAAGTTCTCTGATTTCTTTTTGTCTAATTGTTTTTTGACAATAGAAGTCAAGAAGTTTAGGTCTGACCAAATCTCTAAGTCTTTAAGGTTGTCTATCTTTTTAGCCACAGTAATTCTTAGTCCAACATTCAAAGGTTTCGTTCCATACTCTTGGTGTCCATTGTGGATCAATCTCTGACCTCCATTTAAATGTTCCTGTAAATACACAGTCATCTAAGATTACTAATTCGTCTATTAATACTTTTTTCATAATTATAGTTTTATTTACTGCAATATACAAAAAAGAATAATATAAACAAATGTTAATTAAATTTATTTAAATGTATCTTGTGAGCTTCTGATTCTTTAAGAAGATAACATTCTTTGTTACTTCGCTTCTTAGTCCATAGTGTAGTGTCAGGACAATACAGTTCTACAAGTTTAGGTTTAGGTAAGTCGTTTAGCCAGAAAAGATAATTCCCTTTAGGATCAGCAACAAAGTAAAGTGCGATAGCATCCTCCTCTAAAAGTTTATCATACTTATACTTTTCTATCATTTTATCTTCATAATACTTTTTTCTTTGTTTTAGTTCGATTACACATTGTACACCTTTTGGAGTTGTGCCGATGCAATCAAAATGCTCATAGCCATTACCACAATGCTCTAAGTTCCACCCATCTAAATTAAGTAGAGCTACAACAGCTTTTTCGAATTGATGTACTTTGTTTATGTTCATACGAGTTTGTTTAGGTCTGCTATCCATCTTTTATATATGCTTCCGTTACAGCTACAGGGAACATCATAATTATGATTATAATAAGTCGAATGCAAACGAGCTATAAGCTCCATCTCATCTCTATTAATTTCGTGTTGTCTTGGTCGGTTAGTAAACTCCAACCATTTTTCTAAATCTTCTTCTACCATAATTGTACTTTATCATCAAGTTTGTTTTTTCTATCGTTACACCCACAGTCATCTTTACCTAGTTTCTTTGCTACCCAAGTAGCTATACGTTTACCATAACCCAATGTAACTACGTTAATGATTTTTTCTAATAGTGTTCCTAATCCCATTGTATTTCGGTTTTAATTAATGTTTTTACGTTCTTGTATGTATTATATAACGAGTAATAGCTTATGTTTGTTTTCTTTGATAGTTCAGCTATGCTCATTCCTGAACTTATTAAATCAAAAACTTTCTTATCATACCAGTAAACTTTATCTAATACTGAATCTAGTTCTTTCATCTTACCCTCTATATCTTTATATTCTATTACTTCTTCT